GCCACACATATTAAGTGAAGTGATAAGGCAATTACTGGGGATAAGTAATGAGAGGGGCAATAGGGTCGGAGCGACCGTTAGTGATTTCAACAGAGTTGACAACGTTTGTGCCGCGTCGTTTTGCGTCGCGGTGGAGGGCTACTTGCTTGGCAGTTTGGTGTGCTAGGATTTCCGCGTCGGAAGGACCACGAATGAGGCCGTCAGCGGGCATAAGGGCAGCAGGATGGTTGACGCCATCAAAGAAGTCGAAGCCGGCGAATTTGCTCTCTTCTTTATAGCCTAGCTTAGACCAGGATGCTGGTGGTGTTTTGGTGTCTAGCATAATGTTCCACACAACATTGGCGAAGTACATGCAGAATTGGCGAATGGTGCAATGGATTTTGATAGCTTGGGCAAGTTGTTTCCTTGAAACACCCGCAAGAGCAGCAGAGTCACCAGTAAGTTCAGACTTAGAAGAAGCGCCAACATCAGCGAAAGCACGAGCCAGATCCCAACAAGCGAGAGGCAGGACATCATTTGGAATTTTGAAGGTTTCAGCCCAGGTTTTGGTGATGGCTTCAATCTCAGTGGGTGAGGCAACAGAAACGGTAGAGGAGGTGTATTTCAGGGCACGGATGTCGGTCAAAGATGGTGGAGTGGTTGCTGTGGTGGTTGCCATTGGATTTCAATTAGATGGTAAACTTAACCCGTGGTTGAAGGGTCTAAGTTTTGGGAGGATTTCGAAGAGTGTTGGGTTGTCGCAACCTGAGATTTCAATGGAAGCTCCGGAAATACTAATAGTACACACACTAGTGTTTATTTTGGCAAAGTACACAATGAAGACTAGAAGATACACGCCTACTATTATTAAAGTAGTGAAGTCCATGCAAGGTGCCGATCAGGCCTAAGATGAGCAGGAAAATGGTAGTGTTATGTGATTTGGCAAGGGTTTTGGAAAGGGAATGTTGGTTAGGTCTTTGGAAATACTTGATGGATTTAGTGCCGTCTTTGTATTCACCTCCGAATGGAAGATTGTGTAAATGATCACCAACTTTTGGTGAATGATAAGAAATGAGAACAAAGGCGAGAAGTACTAATCCTAATGCAAGTATGGCTATTTGGTAAGTTTTCTGAGGATTAGGGGGAGGAGTCAAAGGCATCTGGTCCTAAAATGAGGAGGGATTCAGTGTGTCTAGTAAGACCAATGAAAAGGAGATGGCGTTCTTCTTCAGGAATTTCAGAGATTTTGCAAGCTAGGTATAACGTTACTGCGGGCCACTGGTAGCCAATCACGTCTGAAACTTTGAAGAAAGGAGCTTGGTGTAGGCAAAGGATAAGGTAGGTGTCAGGTTGAAAGGCAAGGATAGTACCAACTGGGTCAACCAAATAGGGTGAGCCAAATGAAATATTATCCTTAGTAACAAGGCTAGTAATGTTGGATTTGAAAGCTTGATTGAGGAGATTGCAAGTGTTTGGGCCAAATCTATAGGTGGTTTCTAGTGTATAGTGGGGTTCGAAGAGATTGTCAGTTGGTGCTTGGTAAGGGTCTGTAAAGATGAATTCAAAAGATGAGTCTAAATCGGTCAATGGGAGTTGGCCGTACTCGTCCAAAATGTCGAGCGTACCTCTTTTAAATTGGGCGAAGGCCTTGATGGTGGGGTTAGACAAAGAATAGGGGTCAGGTTTGCCTAAGGTGTAAGCTTTAGCGTTGGGTAGGTCTGAGAGAATTTTCCTGATCACGGTAGACTTGCCGGAGCCTGCAATAGCATGAACTACAATGGGTTTGGATTTGGCGAGTCTGGTACGGGTGAAGCCGTGGGCGCTGAGGAGGTGGTGAATATGATCCATCGCTACTTTAGGTCTCTTAACCCGTAATCAAGAATGTCTAGTGCTGTAGCTTGACCAGCTAGAATGAGAGACCTTGTGGCTAGTTGGTGGTGTTCTGCTTCACTCTCATTGTATAGTTCATGCAATTCATCACCAAGTTGGTATGCGAAGGCATGGTCAAGAGCATAACTTCTTTTAACTTCATGGAATTTATTGATATTCTTCTGAAGTTCAATGCTCATGTTCATTTTCTCAGGTTTCTTGATGATGCCTTTTGGTGAGATTGTCCAGCCGCAGAATTCAGCGTAGTCCCCTTGAGTTTGGGTGTTGAAGACGGGTTTACCTTTGAGTTTCATCAAATGTTCAATCATGTTGAAGCTGGGCTTGACAGAGGCGACGTAGTCAATGGACATATCATCGCCGGCATACACTTGTGCGGCATCGCATGGTATGTTAAATTTGGTGTGTGTGTAGGCAATGTTTGCTTCAGTGTTTGCATCAAAGGTGGGGCCTTCTCCAGAGAGCCTCATAATGCTGAGAGTGCCCAGGAAAATTTTTGCATGTGTTTTGATTTGAATGTAGCCTTCGATGATGTCCTCCGGAATGTTGTGAAATTTAGCTTTGATGACTTCAAATTGGAGGATAGAACCGTCTTGACTTTGATCAAATGCAGTGAAGTCATTAGAAAAGCAAGTTCTATTAAAATTCCACTCGTCAAGGATGAATGAGTTGAAGTCGGCTGGAGTGGTTTCGCAATTCACAAAGATTTTCCTTGGGCAATATTGGTTCCTGAATTTTCTCATGTAGCGGGCCATTGTACCATAAATCATGACGGTTTGTTGCATAAAAGCAGCAATGGTCTGGCCAGCTTTAATTTTGAGGCAACCAATCTTCTCAGTTTTCTTTACCCACTGTGATTTCAGGAAGAGTGCTATCGCATGTGAGTCAAAATCAGGTGATTGTCGAGTGGCGGCATTGACAAGGGCAGCAGCACTTTTCTTGAGATACGTGTTCTCAATTTCCTGTTTGCAAAGGGTCCAGAGGTCTGGGTTGAAAGGTATGGGGTCTTGAGGAAGATTCATGGCTTGTTTGTAGTTGAGGAAGAGAATATCACCAATGTCATGTTTGAGATGAAATTCTTTGAGGTTTTCTTCTGATGAAGTGCATTGTAATCTGGCCTCAATGGTGGCCCAGTAAAGAGTTTCATCCTTGGCCTGTTGGTGGGGAAAGAGTTGGACCACAGGGTTATCAGTTTGAATTGCATTTGAGTGGCCATGAGTCTCAGAAAAGATTTCTCTATCGTGTTTTTCAGGGAGATCATGAACATATGATTCAATTACTGTGGTGGGGTTAACTTTTGGGAAGTGGGTGGTAGGAGCAGGCACCGGAGCGGGTGGTTCTTCTACTGCGACAATTTCATTCATTCTTTCCTCTCGAACACAGTCTAAGAAGGTTTTGAGGTAAGGGGTGGAATCAAGTTTCTCCCAGAAGTCTGTTGAGTTGGGTCCAGTGTTAATGAAGTGAATATGATCAACAGCACGACTGAGGGCCGTGTATATGACATTGGAGCTGCATAAAGGTGTGTTGGTGTCCAAAAGAATTTGGACTGCCTTAGTTGTGAGACCTTGGCAGCCAGCGTATGTCATGCTTTTCTGGCCCATTTCACCAAGAGCAGTTTTCTTCATTATACTGGGGGAAAGAATGGGCATGCCTTTGAGGGCTTGGGATGACATAGTGAATGATGTAGTGCCACTGGAGCAGGAGTAGACACCCAATTTGTTCGCTAAGTCAGGTTTATTTCTGTGAGTGATGTTCAAATAATAACGGCAAAAGGGTTGGTAGGTGTTAATGCTGGCTTCCAAGGTGGCTGTGTAGGCATCCTCATTGGATTCATGATGGAAACTCTGTTTAGAATCTCCGGTAAGGATGGCTAAAATGACGTTCTGGTTTACGGCAAGGAATGCTTCAATGTAGCCTTGAGGAAGTTTGGAGTAGTCATCAAACACTATGATCTTTCCACAGGGTTGGCAGAGTGCTTTTTCGAAGGTTTTGAAATTGGCTTGTTCCAGATTGGGCACTTTGGTGGTCCAGTCGTTGCGCAAGTCTGTTGTGGGTAAGATTATAGTGACGTGACGGTCTCTCCGGTTTAAAGAACGCATCCAAGTTTGGATAGCATGAGATTTGCCAGACCCGCCAGCGCCATGGATGACAGACATCAAAACTTGGCGTTCGATGTTCTCAGTTTTGAGAGCGAAGCTAGCCAACCAGTCTTTACTTTGTTTTTTAAGAAGTGCGCCTATCCGTAAATTTTTAACATCAGATCCATAGGCGCGAGCTCTGTGATTGTCGAGTGGGACAGTAGTTGGCTCTCTGTGTAGTTTGGTTAGAAGTGTCAGAAGGTCAGTTGGGATGTCAGGGTGTTGTTGTTTTGGAAGGGTGTTGATCTCTTGTATGGGTAGAATGAGATTATTTTCAGGATCATATTGTTTTTCGGTACAGTCAGCATTGTGAGCTTGTAGAATGGGTAACCACGGGGCCCAGGGGAGATCTGGATTGTTCTTGACAGCTTCTTCAATACTTTGCAAGCCTGTTGGTTTAATGTTGTTGGCATCTTGTGGGACTTCATCTTCAAGTGTGTCAACTTCAAGCCTCTCATCTTCTATGAAACAGTCTCGCGCAGAGGGAGCCGTGGAAAAATCAACTACTTCTAAGGAATACGTGAAAGTTTTCCATTGAAGTGCATCTAGAAGTTGGTTAAAGGCTCTTGCTCCGGTGAGCTTTTCCCAGAGTTGTGTGATTTTGGTTTTGATGGGCAGCAATGCTTTAGACCAGATAGGTAGGGAGAGTATGTCAGAATAAGAATTAATGCTATCCAATTTGGAGATGAAAACAAAGTAATTCACTATGTGTACAATTTCATCTGGGTGATAATCAGACAGCTCAGAAGTTTTGATTAGCTGTCGGATTTTAGCATAAATGTCTCTCTCAGTTGGATTCTTGACAGATTTCACGTAAGTGAAGAGTTGCATTGCTTTAACTTTTGGAAAGGGTTTTGAAGGGTTGAGGTTTCGTGGATGGAAAATTTGAGGGAAGAGCACATAGGAGTCTTTAGTGAATGTCCGAACTCTGGGGGTGATTTTGATGCCACGGGTGATCATGAAGAGGTGGTTGGCACCAATGGATTCAATCATCTGGAAGGTGAGGCACAACTCAGGGGACTTGAGATGTCCGACTTTGAGCCATTCCAGTTGTTTAAATTCATGGGAGTAGGAACCGCCACCATGATTACCTGGAATGTATTGGAAACCATTGAAGTTGTAGTTAATAGTATACAAGTCAGGTTCTATGCTAGGGTGTTTGTGAAGGGCTTCTGGGGGAAGAACTAGGGTGGCGTATAATACATCTAAAGCTGGGTTGTGAAAGAATAGGTCAGCTAGCATCTTCCTAGTGAAGAAGTGTAAAGTGTCACTAATATATGCATACTTAGTGGTGATACGAGTCCAACTCTCAACTAGAGTGTCTTCTTCGTATCTTTGAATGTCTCGGGGTTCGATCGCTAGGTTGATGAAAATGTCTTTGTTACTTGGTCCACGTCTGAGGTAACGCAGTTTACTTCTTTTGAGGAAGAGGAAAGTGCATGGTTCTTTCGGCAAGTTAAACCCAACTCTTTCGAGTAGGGTGTTTTCAATACTTTTAACTGCCCCATGGGAGTGTACTTTCACTGCGAATGGATTAGTAGCAATTCCATATTTCTCTAGCGTGTCGGCAGCATCGGGTGCGATGGCGTATGGGTTATTAGTTAGGGATTCACGAAGAACCGGTCGGATGTGGCTGTAGGCCTCTTCATTGAGTACAGCTTTAACCGATGGATCAGTGATTCTATCAAGAGCGGCACGAACTTTAGCCATGGCAGCCTTTGTCAAACTACGGATTGGTTATGTCCAAAGAAAACCGGAAGTGGTTTAGTTTATCTGCGGATGGCTCGTTCAGTTTAGGTTCG